AGCCTCACACGCTTGTGAGGAACGTTCAGAGACTAGATGGAGCACTAAGAGCGTAGTGCGTAATACATCACTAGCGTCCGACAACTTTAATATCCATAAAGAAGTTGATGAGATAGTCCAATCCTTATTGAAAAATGAGGCTCGATTGAATGGACAGGTTGGCTTTTTCGCTACCTCAAGATCAGATGGACGTATGGCTACCGCCGATGCGTTCAGAATTCTACGGGCAGCGTAGTTAGGTAATTAGCAGACGAGTGGTACCACCACCACTCTACCCTCTCGGACTTCCGCTCTTCGCCCCTCGCAAGGGCGGAAGTCCACTAGAGAGAAATGATAGGAAGAAAATATGGCAAAAGTAACATGCATACATCCGCTAGGAATTCAAGGCGGCGAGACATACGATTCAGGCGTTGAATATGAAGTAGATGCAGAGATTCTCAAAGAATATGGATGGGCTTTTTCAGAGCCTCAAACAACAACCAAGAAAGACGCAAGCAGGGCAAAAGAGAACAAATAGATGACCGTTTACCACACTTATGCATCAGCAGATGAATTCCGCAATTATCTAGCAGGAACGTCTTATTCTTCTGGATGGACTTCGGATGCTGCTACTTTATTGAACCTTTTAGAGAGTGCTTCAAGAAGAATGGATGCGTTTGTGAATGATCAATCTTGGGGTGTTATAACAGAAACCAGACTCTATGATTTAGGGTCAGGCGATCTTGTTCAAGACCCACGATCCAAGACAGTTGATTCTGGTGGCATCATTACTACACGATCTCGAATTGCTGCTGTTCCTCTAGACAGATGGCTTATTTCTGCAACGACAGTTACAAGCTATGCAGACACAGCCAGAACATCCTCTGAGACGCTCTCAGAAGGCATTACTAACGATTATCTATTGAGACCCTATAACTCCTCGCCAAAGTTTGAAATCACGCTTACAGAGGAAACTACAAAGAGTTTCGGATCTGGTCAGCAGGTGCTTTCGATAGCAGGGAAATGGGGCTGGAATGAAAATACCTCTCCAGACACAACGACCCTGAATGGGGCTATCTCATCAACCACAGCAACTTCTGTTGTCTTGACATCAGCAGCAAACTTTTCAGTAGGAAACACGATCTTAATTGGTACTGAGCAGATGTATATTCGAGAGATTTCTTCAAACACTTTAACAGTTACTAGAGGAGTAAATGGCACTACCGCAGCGACGCATTTAGACTCAGTATCCGTTAGTCGATATGTTTACCCATCTCTGGTTAGAGAAACGTGCCTCGACGTTGCTAGGGTGCTTTGGCGCGACCATGATTTAGGCAATGTGGAATCACTTTCAGTTGGCGATCAGAGCGTCAGTGTTCGTTCAAACGTCGAGATAAGAAATGCTATAAAAGCTCTTGATGTGTACCGCGTTCATCAAGCATCTGCAGGAGTGATCTTCTAATGACGAGCCGTATCACAGTTGACACCACAGGCATAATATTCGATGACCAAAAAAGGAAGCCTCAATTTGAAAAAGGGCTCAGAGCTGGTTTAAGAGATGTAGCAGCTGACATCACAAGTGATACTCAGAACAAATTGCAACAAGGCAAACGTGGTTTCTGGCGAGGTCAATTAAGAAGTTCCATCAGTTTCAGGCAATTTAGTAATTTAGGATTTGAAATTGCGAGTGGAGCAGCACTCGGTCAGCAAGAATTGACGTATGCAAAATATGTTGAATACGGCAGACGAGCAGGAAAAATGCCGCCACGAAGTGCAATTGAACAATGGGCATTCAGTCATGGATTTACTAGTCAAACAGTTTTCTTATTGCAACGTGCTATAGGTAGGAAAGGCACTAAAGGTGTCCACATGTTTCGTAATACTGCTGACGAATGGAACAGAAAATCTAGTCAAATAAGAAAAACACTTTCTAAAGAGATCCAGAGAGCAATGAACAAATGACGCGAGCAGGAGCAGTAGCAAGGATAGATACTTTATTGGGAACTGTTTCAGATCCTACTTTTAAGGCTATTTATTTTGGAGAGCCAATATCTATTCCAACAACTCCGATGTGTGCATTTTGGCTTCAGTCTCACGATTTAGATTTCGATACGCTGGGAGATGTCAGCACAACTGCCACTCTACTTATTCGAGCCTATTTCCCAGTTCTTCTTAATGGTGATTTAAGAGAAACCGTTGAGCAAGATGTTTGGGATGCAATTGTCAATATTAAAACAGCATTGCGAGGTGATGCAAACCTGAGTGGTGAAGTAACAGACACAGAAATAGGAAACGCATCAACAGGCTTTATTGAACTTCAAGGCAATTTGTTCAGACACGCGACAATCCCTTTTGAGATAGACATTTATTCGGAATATCCGATCACACCATAGGAGGAAACAATGGCAAAAACATCAGGTCTTAATGTAAGAATTTATGCTGAAGGATACGATCTGAATACAGATGTTAATTCACTTTCAGGTGTTGGCTATAGTCAAGAGCTACTCGACACGACAGCACTTGCGACAACAGCACGATCAAGAATTATCGGCACGAATGACAGTGCATTAACAGTCAATGGATGGTTCGACAACGGCACACTTCTTTCTCATGCATTATGGACATCCAATTCTGGTAAGAAGCCAGTAGCTGATCAGGAAGTAATCGTCGCTCTAGGAACATCTATTGGAGATCCAACAGTTTGCATTACTGCGAAGCAGGCAAGCTATGACATATCACGAGCACCAGCATCAGCAATTGCAACAACTGTTGAATATATAGAATCCGATGGTAATGGAGCTGAGTTTGGGGTACTGCTCACGGCAGACAAGCAAACAGATGGATCGGCTACCGATACAGCTTCAGTTGACAATGGAGCTTCTTCCGCTGGAGGGCTTTCGGGATTTATCTCAGCGATGAGCCTTGCTTCTGGATCTGTAACAGTCAAAATTCAACATAGCACGAATGATTCATCGTGGTCTGATTTGGTCAGCTTCACTGCTATTACAGGACAGACCGCAGAACGGATCTCAGTAACAGGAACAGTGAACCGTTACTTACGGATTTCTACTTCTGGGACGTTTTCAAATTTGGTTTTTGTAGTTAGTGCCAACAGGCTCTAGAAAGGAATTGAGAAATGGCAAAGCAATCAGGATTGGGAGATTATCTGGCTGTTGATGATAGCACAGGATCGCTTCGAGCGATTAGTAATGATATAACCTCCATCACTATAAATACTCCACAGGAGACTTTAACTGTGACTGGAATAGACAAGAGTGCCCAAGAAAGAATTATCGGTTTGCAGGACTTTAGCATTTCGCTCAATGGGGTGTTTAATGCAGCATCGAACATGGAGCATGATGTTTTTAAAGTGAAGTCAGGAACGCGAACTGTTACTTATGCCATTGGCGGTAATAGCGCAAGCAATCCCAAACTTTCTTGTGAAGCACTTGTTTCCAGCTATGACCTCAACAGAGGTACTGATGGATCTTTAAACTTCACAGCAACACTTGAATTACAAAGTGGAACAGTGCCAACATGGACAACCGTATAAGCATAAGAAGGAGAGGGTCTAATGGCTTATAGATTAGGACAACGACAGGCATTAATTGAATTCGAGGACTTGGATCTGAATGATTCAGAGCTTCGATGTAAATTGGACGTGCCATTGGGAACGATGCTTGAAATCGAATCGCTCATGAGCAACAACGAAGTGAGAGCAGGATTTGAAAAGTTTGCAAAAGAGGTATTAATCTCTTGGTCTTTTATAGATGCAAACAATAAAGATATTTCTGCTGATGAAAAGGGCATAATGCAACTTCCATTTAATATCGCTTTGAAGCTTGTTGAAGGGTGGTTGCTTGCAATACAAGTCATCCCTTTAGAGAGCAGCTCGCCAAGTCAAAATGGGAGCATGTCGGAGGCGGAGTCGATTCCAGTGGCAGGAGTATAAATATGCCGCAGTCGGTCAGGAGCGCAAAATTGGTAGATGGATTAGCTCAACGCTATAACCAACTTCCATCGCAGATTCTTAATGAGCCTGCACAACTTCTGATGCACTTGATTCAGTTAGTAGAGGAGCCTGAGACTAGTGGCTAACGAAGTAAATATTAAGGTCACTGCAGATAGCAAAAATGCTGTCCGTTCATTGGACAGGGTTTCTTCGTCTGGTCAAAAACTCAGCTCCAGTATGCGATCAGTTGGCAAAGTTGCCGCAGGCGCAACAGTAGCCATTGCAGCAGTAGGCACGGCAGCAGCCGTTGTAGGTGCCAAGATGTTTGCAATGGCTGGTCAATTGGATCTGATCGAAAATAAGGTTAGTACCGTATTCGGAGATCAAAGAGGACTCGTCACCGACTGGGCTAAGGAAGTCTCTGCCGAAATGGGATTGACCGTTTCTGCAACAGAGAATCTGGCTGCAAAATTCGGAGACCTCTTAGTACCAATGGGATTCACCAGAGAAGCGGCAGCGAAGATGTCGACCTCAGTTGTTGGTTTATCAGGTGCATTAGCTGAATGGTCTGGCGGTCAAGTAAATGCCTCACAAGCAGCAGATATCTTAGCGAAAGCCATGCTCGGTGAACGCGAAGGATTGAAGACGCTTGGTATTTCCATTATGGAAACTGATGTTCAAGCAAGGCTCTTAGCTCAAGGTCAAGAGGAACTTACAGGGAAAGCATTGCAACAAGCAAAAGCAATGATTACTCAAACACTGATCTTCGAGAAATCACAAGATGCTCAAGCTGCATTCGCAGCAGGTGGTGAATCTTTAGCTAGAATACAATCCAAACTGAAAGCAGCAACAGGAGAACTTAAGGAGAGTATCGTTAAGGCATTGATGCCTACGTTTGCTAATTTGGCAGTGATGCTGAATGAGAGAGTCATCCCCGTTATTATCAACGAACTTATTCCATACCTAGAAGAAAACATCCCCAAAGCTATTGATGCAATGACTCCCATTCTGAAATTCATGATCGATATGTTTCAATTTTTTTGGAAGTCACTCACTTTTGGGATGACTGTTTGGAATAAAATCACTAAAGAATTGGAGACTGGTACTAGCAAATGGAAGAAGCTATTGATTGCAGTTTTCGCCCCTACTGCAGTATCTTTTGTGGCTATCAAGTCTTTCATCAAATTGGTTAAGTCGCTCGGACTCACTTGGACAGAGGTTGCAAACGGAATAATCGGTGCAGTCGAGTCCATGACGAATGCACTTATTTCTGGTTTAGGAAAATCGCTGAAAACATTAGATTCTTTCCTCAACAAAATTATCGATGGAATAAACAAAATACGATTACCAGAGCTCAACAGGTTCGGTATCCCCACAGGTGGTATGTTTCAGCCATTCAATATCGCTCCAGTAAACATTGCATCAATGGCACCTGATATGGTCAGTCTTGGTCGTATACGTTCTAAAACCATAGCAACATCAATGGATGATCTGGAACAAGGTGGAGCTATTTCATCATCTTCGCAAGTTAGCACACCATCTTCATTTGCAATGCCAACCGCAACAGCCTTACCAAAATTCACATCAACAGGTGGAAGAGCAGGTGAACAAACATTACCAAGTGGCATGATGATGAGCGATCTGATGGAATGGTCACGAACCAGAATGGAATCAATCCGCATTCAGCAAGCTAATATCAGACGAGCAAGAACAAGCGCGATTGCAGGAGTATTGAGTGGCAATGTATCAACAGCTCTACAAACATTTGGAGCAGGTGGACAATTTGCAGATCCAAATATTATGGATTCATTGTTAGACCTTGCCAATGCTCAATCAATTGAAGATCAGCAGAGCGCATCTAGAAACATTATGTCAAGTCCAATAGTAGTAAACGTGTATGCAGGCGTTTTGGGTGACCCAGCAGAGGCAGGCCAGCTAATATTAGATCAGATCAACCGAGCAAAAATGGCAGGCGCAAGCACCGCGTTCCTGACGGAGAGTTAATATGAGTTTAGCTTTACCGACATTATTTTGTGGAATCCGTTTTGATGCAGGAGCAGAGAATGATGGCTGGATATTAGGAAGTGCATCTTTTCCTAATCAACTTGGCTCTCCTGATGCCGATTCCGATTATGTAGATGTCACTTCGTATGTTCGTTCTATCAATATTGATAGAGGCAAGAGCCGAGAACTACAAAGAACAGCAGTTGGTCGAGTCAGTATTGTTCTAGATAACACGACACGACTTTTTGACCCTCTCAATGCTGCAGGAACTTACTATGGTAAATTGCTTCCCTCAAGACGTGTCCGAATCAAACTCACACATCCTACAACAGGCACTCAATATGAAGTCTTTGAAGGCATTGTGACTGATTGGGGTATGGGATATCAACAGATGAAAGATGCAACAACAACCGTTCGAGTAAGTGACCGAATGGTGGATCTCCGTCGTGCTGATATTTCACTGACTACGACCGCAGGATTATCTTCGGTAGCAGTCAATGAGATATTAGATGACGCAGGGATTGTCGCTAGAGATGTAGCGACAGGACTTTCAACGTTACAAGGAACAGCATTAACAGGGTCTACACTCTCTGCTCTAGAAAAAGTGGAGGACAGTGAAGGCATAGGACAAGTTTATGCAAGTAAATCAAATGCAGTTGTTTATAAAAATCGCAATTCATTTTTCAGTGATTCAGCTTCAAATACTTCGCAGGCAACACTCGGAACAGCAGCATTGCCATTAACTGATGTCAGTTTAGATTACGATGCTGATCTTATCCGAAATGATATAAGCCTGACTCGTACAGGTGGTTCAGCACAGACAACATCAAACGCAGACTCTATCAATGATTATGGGAAACGCTCATACACAAAAACTGGATTGATGAACAGTACCGACGGAGAGCTTTCTACTATCGGAGGAACACTTCTTTCTATATATAAAGAGCCTCGTGTTCGAGTACGAACGGTCACAATGGCTCCTCAAGTGAACGCAAACTTGATGACTCAAGCACTCAGCAGAAACCTCAGAGATAGAGTGACAGTGAACTTCACACCAGTAGGTGGAGGATCAGCAATTAATCAAGACGGATATATCGCAGGCATTCATCATCGCATCACACCAGATGGTCAGATGACAAGTGCCTTTGATTTAGAGAGTACGGAGGGTTATGACACGGCCTTCGTACTTGGTTCAGCAAAACTAGGAACCGCTGAATTATGGGCATAGATAGGAGCATATAGATGGCAGGTACAGGATTTAAAGTTTGGGCAACAGGCGACGTTGTTTCAGCAGCAGATTTCAACACATATGTACAAGAGCAGATCGTGGGGGTCTTCGCTTCCTCGACAGCGAGAGATGCTGCAATTACATCACCAACTGAAGGAATGTTTGCATATCTTAAAGATAGCGACACGCTGACCTATCACAATGGCAGCTCTTGGATATCAACATCACTAACAGGAGATATAACAGGAGTTGCCGCAGGGAATGGGCTCTCAGGTGGTGGCGTATCTGGAGACGTTTCTTTAGCAGTCGATGTCAATGGGGCAACCTCTGGAACAGGAGCAACACTGACTGGTTCAGATCAGATCTTATTCGGTGATGCTGATGATAGTAATGCTGTGAAAAAAGCCACAATCGGACAAATCAAACCGACATTACTAACAGCAGGAAATGACAAGCTGTTCTATTCTGGAAACAGCGGAACGATGACGGAATTAGCTCTTGGAGCAGACGGAACCGTGCTGGTAGGAAATGGAGCAACTGCAGCACCTACCTTCGGAAATATCACTGATATTTCAGGAGGTAATGATAAGATACTCTATACCAACTCATCAGGAGTAATAACGGAAGTTGCTCTCGGAGCCACTGACACCGTCTTGACTTCGGCTGGCACAACTTCAGCTCCTACATTTGCAGCGGCAGGTGGTGGAGGAAATTGGGCTCAGATACTTAAAGGAGAACAGAACACCACAACGAATGTAATTTTCAATGCGACATCACTTTCTAATTATGATGCAGTTCGTGGATGGTACACAATGCCAGCCGCTTCAGATGGTAGTCATACTTGGATAGAGCTGACATTTAATGGACTCACTTCAGGAAGTGGATATAATTACACGCGCCTGCAGACGTACGGAACAACAACGAACTCTAGTGCTTACACAGGTTCAAATTCAGTCGGCTCATTAACACAAGGAGATTATGGATATTGTCAATTCTTCGCAGGCTTCTTAGCCAAAGGGTATAACTCTGCTTCAAAGGGTGTGATCACTGGTTGGGCGCAAGCTCATTGGCCAGTGGAAAACTATGCAGAGTATGTCCAATTCACTTGGATCACGGACATCACCACTTGGGGAATTACTGCTGTTTCTGCTAATGGACAAACGCCTTGGATAAGCAACGCAGGAACAGGCTATTTCGGATATTTTGTAGAAGCGTACACGCGAACTTAGGAGGATATAAATGACCAATGAAATAGAATATGAATCATATGAAGATTGGCAAGGTGTCCACCGCCAATGGGTGAATGAATTTGGCATAACCCAAAGAGAACTAATCGAACCGACTGAAGAATATGTCGAATCAAGGAAAAACACTTGGGAACGAACAGGGTTGCGCAGTAGACGTGATTCCTATCTATCAATGACCGACTGGATGTTATTTACAGATTCACCACTCAGTGAAGAACAGAAAGAGGAAGCAATCGAGCACCGCCAAAAGCTCAGGGATCTGCCTCAGAATTACCCAGAGATTGATGATGCTATGGAAGCGTTCCAAGACATGAAACCACAAGACGAATTGAGCTGGCTATAGCTGAGTTCGCTTTAGGTCTGGCCATGATAGTCATTCTGATAGATTGGATGATAGATGGAAGTAAATCCAACATTGATTGACATCCAAGCACGATTGAAACATATCGAAGTGCAACAGGAAAAGGTGCTCAGTTTACTATTGGGCAACGGTAGATCTGGAGTCGTAGAACAAATGGGTAGGATCGATGAACGAGTTAACGATCTCGAAACCTCTCATACTAACTTTGGCGACAGAATTTGGTCAGCAATCCTAACAGCAGCATTCATTATTTATGGAGTGATAGATAAGAAAGGTTAATGATGTGGAAAAAAATGCTTGGTTCCCTAATAGTCAGCATCACGATAGTCCGTTTAAAGCTGCTTATATTGGCTATCAAACTTCTGACATTGTTATTCATAGCATGGAAGGTTATATCCAAACTCTTATTCGGTGGAGCAGGAAACCAACACCATCGGACGCATTAAAAGTCTCGTATCACTTTGCTATCAGCTTCAAAGGCGAGTGCCATCAATTTGTTCCAGTTGGCAAATATGGATCATGGCACGCAGGAAATTTACGCGATGCAATCCAACATCCTCACACAATCACATGGAAAAGATTTCGAGGCACTTCAGTCAATCCTAATTCATATACCGTTTCTATTTCCGCAGAAGGATTCTCAGCAGGCGAAGGAGATAAAGCATCATGGAATCAGGCACAACACACTGCCTGCTCAAAGATACTGCAATGGCTTCAGGATGAGCACGGCATGGAAATCAATGATCAAACAGTTGTTGGTCACAACATGATCTCACCTCTTTCACGCATGAACGATCCGAGTGAAAGATTTAATAAAAACTATGTCATCAGCTTAGTCAATCCACCAATCTTGCATATCAGACCACCTCTCAAAACGTCAGACATTGCAGCATGGACACAAGCATGGAGAAATGGAAGCACTTTTAAACGAGTAGAAAACAACAAAGAAATACATGAAATATCAATTCCATTAAGGAGGAATATATGAATAGAACCACCATCAAAGCAGTAAGAGATTTAGCCGTGATAGCAGCAGGAGCAGCCGTTTTAGCTGTTGCCGAATCTGTGGGAGATTTAGGACTTCCGCATGAAGTGTCAGTCATCGTTTCTACCGTTGCCCTTGCGCTTTACAGGGTGCTTAGAAACGTAAAGGAGAGTCGTAGTGAGCAGTGTTGTTGTAACGAATGAAGAATTAGATGAAGCTCTCGGTCGAGTGCAATCGTTGCTCTTTGATGCCGAACGAGATGGCTGTGGTTATCCTCAAATAGAAGCGGCCAGAAAAGTCTTGATTCCACTCCGAATGAAGCTCAATCAACCACCACCACCAAAACTAGAACAAATGAAAGAACTTACCTCTTTAGATATTGCGGTGCAGTCAGGATTCACTGGTGATCCTTGCCCTGAATGTGGTCAACTGATGATGGTGAACAATGGAACTTGTTTGCAGTGCAGAAATTGTGGAATTACAACTGGCTGCAGCTAATTAGTAGGAGGCTCCCCTATGCCAACTGAATGTGAATATTCTGAATGTTCAAATATTATCGACGAAAATGCACATGGCAATCGTAGATTCTGCTCGTCATTATGCAGGCGCAGAAATACCGCGAAATATGAATGGGAAGATCGTGAACGTATTTGCAGAGGATGTGGTAAGCCGTTCACTTCACAATCACCGAATCAACGTTTCTGTGAAAGAACATGTACCAGAAAACATGAGAATGAAAAACGACGTGATACTACTGTTAATCTTGATGAATCTCTCTCAGGTCGTGATGAACAAATGGAGAAACTGTTTCGCTACTACGAAGCACAGCATTCCATTGTCATAGATGAACGCCCAGAGGGTTCTCGACTTGTGATCCTCTCAGATCTGCAGTTGCCATTCGTAGATGAACCGCTCTTAAAAGCAGTTAATGGTTTTATCAAGGACTTTAAGCCGAATGATATTATTTATAATGGTGATATAATTGATTGTTATGAAATTAGTGATTTCGACAAGCGACCTGCTCGCATGTTCAATCTGGACGATGAAACTGAAATGGCCAAAGATATCTTGAGGCAGCACAAGCGAGAATCAATGCCAGACACGAAGCTCTGGTGGATTGACGGCAACCATGAGCAACGCTATCAGCGAGTGATTTGGAAACGCGCATCAGGTTTTGAGTTTGCAGTGAAAGACTTAGCAGAGCTCTTACAATTGGATGAGCTGACCGAAGGATTTGTGCCTTATGGAAAGCACATTGAATTTCTCGGATTTACAATCACTCATGGAAACTTTGTCAGTCAGTTTAGTGGTTACACCGCACGCAAACATTATGACCGCTATCACTCATCAGGAGTCAATGGGCATACTCACCGACTAGGAGCCTACTACCATACTGATATGCATGGAAAGCAACACGCTTGGTTCGAGATGGGATGTCTCTGCAGAAAGGATCTTGAATACATTAAAGGGGTCGCAAATTGGCAGCAGGGATTCATGATAGGCACGGTGCTCGGCGGGGCACTCCATCCTCAACTTATTCACGTCATTCAGTATAAGAATGGGAAACGTGGATTCTATGCCAATGGAACACACTACCCAATATTCGATGAAATATAATTAGCTCCAAAATCTAAATTTTCGTTCTTTTCTTGTCAATTTTTTATAGTTACACGTCTGAGGTATATTGCTTATATTTATAATATAGTTGACTTATTCTATTAATTATCGTATGTTAAATACATAAAGAAAGGAATTGAAAATGATACGAAAAGCTAGTTTGCATGATGTTTATACAACAGGCGTCTTGATTGAATGTCCTAATTGTTATGAACCTTTGAGCAAT